ATCGTGGACACCGCGTCACTGTTCGACTGGTTGTAGGCGGTAGGCCACCCCGTGACGAAACCGTAGAACAGGGTGTATGTGGTTCCGCTGTAACTGGTGGTGACTCGCATCGGCACCATCGGCAGCAGGTCACCATAGAACGGACCGCTGGTGTGCTCAGGGTCAAACCGGCGATCACGATTGTCCACCGTCAGTGTGCAGGTGCCCGGACCGTAGGTAGAGAACTCCGATGATCGGCCACGATCCACATTGATCGAGCGTACATACGTTGTGACTGGTTGCCACACAACAGTTGTTGCTAACGGTGCATAGCCAAACCCGAATTCAACCGCGATTGTGACATCATCAAAGATGGATGTCAGCCCCTCATACGTCGTGCCAGCGTCATCGTAGGTTACTGACGGGTCGTCATAGATGAACGCCATCAGCCACCGACCAGATCCGACACCAACCGGGCACCACCCGACGCGCTGTACTCGTTGAGAATCTGCACGATCTGACGACCGACTGCCACACCATCCGTTCCCACACCCGCATTCACCGTCACATTGATCTGACCGCCAACAGCTCCAGCATTAGGACCAGACAACGGCACCACAGCCTCAGGACCAGCCTCACCGATCAACGCCAACGTCGGAGAAGTCACAATCCCACCGTTCGCCAACGCCACAAAACCCTCCTGAGCTCCACCGCCAATCTTCGGGATACTAGGAATGTCGGGTGGGTTCACCGTGAATGATGCGCCGAACGGCAACGGAACCTTGAACTCCAACAGAGTATTGATGTCCTCGATGATGCCGTTGAGGAACCCGATCAAACCGTTCGCGATCGACAAACCAATGTTCGCAGCAAAATCACCGACGTTCGCCAACCCATCAAGCAATGCACCAATCAGCGCGGAGCCGAGCGACAAACCTTGACTGACCAACGTCGGGATACCATCAGTCACAATCCATTTGCCGAGATCGCCCAACGCGCTGCCAAGTCCCTTAATCAACTCCGGTGCGATATCAACGACCCACCCGACAAACGCGACCCCGAGTTTCGCGACCTCTGTGACGATCTTCGGCACCGCTTCCGTCACGATCCAATCAAGGATCGCCACCAACAGCTTCCCGAGCTCCTCCAGCAGCGGGACGATACGTGGTTTGATCCAGTCAACGAGCGCGTTGCCAAGCTCAATGGTTTTGTCAACCAGCATCGGTAAACCATCGTCGACAAACCATTGTGCTGCAGCTGCGATCCATTCACCCAGCTGCTTCAACGTTGGGACGATACGCGGACCGATCCAATCCACTAACGCTTTGCCGAGCTCGGCAGCTTTCTCACCGAGCCACGGCAACGCGTCATCAATAAACCATTCGCCCAGCTTCTCCAACCAGCCGAGCAACACCTTCAACGCCGGTTCAACCTGCGGACCAACCCAATCAATCAGCGCACCACCGAGCTGCAACGCTTTCTCACCCAGCCACGGCAACCCGGTATCAATGATCCATTCGCCAGCAGCTTTCACCCAGTTCCACAACGCGTCAACAACTTTCGGACCCTCCGACTGCACATACCCGATCAGCACATCCAGCACACCACGCAACCCGTCAGTTTCAAATACCGCCACCAACGACTCGATACCGGGAATCACCCTGTCCAAAATGAAACCGGTCAACTTCTCAAACGCTGGTAGCAACGCCAACCCGACACGTTCACTGATCTGTGAGAAACCGACACGGATCTTGTCCGACGCGTTAGCAGTTGCTTCCGCTGTGCCACCAACCTGTTTCTCAATCGCAGACAAAATCATGTCTTGCGCTTCGAGCTGCTCACCAGACTCCACCAAAGTCTTGATCAGCTCTTTCTCCTGCTCCGTGAACGTCACACCTGACCGTGACAGAGCAGAAATACCGGTGATCGGATCGTTCAACGCTTTACCGAGCTGCTTCGCAGCGTCCGTCGTCCCACCGAAACCGGCAGCAGACAAATCCAACGATGCCTGCGTCGCACGATCAAAGTTGCCACCGACCTCGTCAGCAGACTCCGCGATGTTGCCGAACGTCAACAACAACGCTTGTGTTTCTTTGATCGTGTTCTGGTTGACACCCGTCAGTCGAGCCGTTTCCTCTGCTAACCCGACAAGACGATCCGTGACCGCGTCAACCTCGGTGCCGAACAGATCCATCGACGTTGCGATCTGCTCAATACGAGCATTCGCGGTGCTCGCAGCTTCCGCAGCGTCAAACGCGATCTTTGCGAACGCGACACCTGCTGCAGCACCTGCAGCTGTGAACGCTGCACCAACCTTCGCAAGGTTTTTGATGCTGCCGGTCGCGAACTTGCCAACCTTCCGGCTGGCAGTGTCCATACCGCTAACAAAATCTTTGGTGTCCGCGTTAACAAGGACGTTGATTACAGAACGACCAGCCATCAATCCAACCCATACTTCTTGATCAGAGCATCTAATTGCTGATCATAGTGTTGCAGCACCTCATGCCTGCGTTGATCCAACGCGTCATACAGGAACAGGTTCGGTTCGATGTTGCGTGATGCCCAACCGAAATGGATCGGACCGGCATACGGGACACGTTTAAACCCTGCCCGGACACGACCCGATTTCTGCGCTCCAGCTGCCCGGATCGTGTCCCGCAGATTACCGGTCACCACCGGCACAAGCCCTAACGCCCGTTTCCGGACGATCTCGGCAGCTTCTTGATTCATGTTTTTCAGCTCGCCACGAGCAGCCTGCTGATCCATCTCGTCAAGGATCCCACGGATCTTCTTCCGTACTTCCTTGTGACCTTCGATCCGGGCTGCTTTCGCCATCATCGTCTCCGATTCTTGGCAGCAGCTTTCTCCTGCTCACGATCACGATCAGCTAACACTCTGATGATCGCGTTCAACATGTGAGCATCTTCCCACAAATGTTGCGGTGCGATACCTGTACGCACAGCAACAGTTGCGATTTTGTATGTCAGGCTGTCGCGTCTAAAGGGACAGTGTCCTCAACCATCTGCACGTCCATCACGTCATCAAGCCAGCTGTCGAACGGTTTCACAGCGACCCCGGCAGCGTGAACAGCTTTCCATGCGAGCCAATACATGTGCTCAACCTTCTGTTCCTGCTGGAATGCTTTACCGACACCTGTCTTAAAGTGCCGTTCAAACTCGACTTGCACTTTCGGTGTGACAGCGAACTCACCGAGTTCGCCTTCGCTGGTGATGACTCGGAGCCGTAATCCAAGCACGGCAGTACCTCCTGTTGTAACCGGTTAGTTCAGCTAGTGGCGGTGGTGATATCACCAGACACTGGCCATGTGATGCTTGCGGACGCAAGATCACCGACAGCACCATCGATCAACGGCCATTCGGTGATCAGCACCGTCATCGACCACAACGGGTTCGTCGCTGACGTGGTTTCGTTCACCGGCTTGATCGACACTGTCGTGGTCGCACCGATCAATGGTGCGATCGTCGCGTTCACTTCCCCTGACGCGTAATCCTCGTGAAAATCAAGGCTGACGCTGTGATCCCCGAGCCCAGCGACACGGGTCACCGCCGTGTTTCCGAACGCGGTCGTCGCAACATCTGCGTAGGACTCGGTGAGCGCCACGCTAGCGATGTGATCGGACAGATCGACTCCACCGATCGTGATCGCCGGGTTCGTCAATACCAGCTTTGCCATTACTGCTCCTCGTCTCCGAGCTCAACATCTTCCACCGGGTCGCTTTTCTTCCCGGATCGCACCGGAACGATATGCCCGGCATTGATTAAGTGTGCCACATCGCCACCGATCAGATCGTCATCTTCAACGACTGAACCGGGAACGTTGCCACACACCGTCCTGTTAGAGATTATCCGATACTTCGCCATGCGAGCTCCTAAGCGTGAATTCTTACTGCGAAATCTACTGCAAGATAATACTGGTCGCCTTGCGTCACCATCCGCACGTTCTCTGCGCGAGCTACGAGCAACGATTGCACGACACCACCAAGTGTTCTATCGGTTTCGATCGCTGCACGCACCGAGTTCGCACCGGAGTAGCTCATATATTCGAACAGTTGTCGTTGGCTGCTGCGATCCGATTGCCGTCCCACAACAACGGTTGCCGTCCAGTTATGGGTCGCGTCACCACCGGAGAACGCGTTCCAGTATTCGATCGTGTCGGGCACAACGAACGCACACGGTGTCGCCCAGTTATCCGGTACATGGTCGAACACTCGTAAACCGGTGATGGTTGCGAGCGCAGCCTGTAACCCGTCTGCTTGCTGCTGCAGGGTTGCTGCCATTATGCGACCAGCACCGCATCTCGTCGGTAGGGTGCGAGCAGCGCTGCAGCGACCGGGTGGATTGCTTGACGGAGTCGCATGATGCCGATATCTCCGAATCCTGCGATGCCCAGCGGAGCGTCAACGCTTTTGAAGATTGATGTTGCTTGGATTTGTGCTGCCTGCTCGACCGGGTGTGGCAGATAGTCGGCTCCGTCGTCTGGGTTTGCCCATCCCCAGCGTGCAGTTACTTGCACGACTGCTTGCCCGTATTCGAGTGGCCATTCTCGTGCGTCGATCGCTCGGATCCGTGTGTATGGCCAGTTCTGTCCGATCTGTTTCCCGTTTAACGGTTCGAGCTGGTACTCGGAGGTCGCCCATGTCGTTTCGAACACGCCGTCACCATCTTCATCTGTTTTGATGACGAGTCCGCTGGTGGTGGAGATGTCGTCAACTTCGAGCATCCACGGGTCAAGCGCGGTGAATACTCGCGCTGTCGCGGTTGCCTGCTGCACGAAATGTCGATCGCAGTAGGCTTGCACGATTTGTGTCGCAGCGTCAGCTGCGAGCGTCAACCTGTTGTCGTCAACGGTGTCGCTGATCCCCAAGATTTCTTTCAGGTCGTCTTCGGTGACGAGCCGATCGGTGAGATGTGCCATTGCGCTCCCTCGCTGTGCTCTGCCGAAATCCTACAACAGTGCACCACAACTAGAACACCCACCAGATTAGAGCTCGGTAAGTGCTGATGTATCGGGTTTGTATGCGATGCAACGCACATCTGCTGGTGAGCGACGCTGATCCACCACGCAACGCTCAAACCCTGCCTCCGTGAGCCAGCCGGTCAACGCGTTGGGATGCACGTTCTCATAAAACTCGCCGGGACGCACCGTCAACCCGTCAATCGCGGAATGCGGTTGCCTGCCGGGACCGGCAGCAGTCATCACCAGCATCCCGCCGGGCACCAACATGTCAAACGCTGCCAACACGGTTTCGCGAGCTCGTGCCGTGTGCTCCAACATTTCGGTCGATACAACACAGTCCGCGAGCTCGTCTGGTAGATAATCCGCAGCGTCGCACACCACGTCCACACCGGGTCCTTCACCGATATCAACACCGGTGAACGTTGCGTCACCGAACAGGTGACGCACACTACCGTTCACATCGCGTGAACCGAGTTCGATCACGCGCCTGAACGTGTGTCCTGCGACCGCGTCCTCAACCCATTTCATTGCTTCAGGATGCATGTGCGAACCTTCCGAGCCGGGACAGATACAACTGTCGATCACCGATGGTGTGCATTTGACCGAGCTGATACACCTCATCGCTTTCTGCTTTGCCTGCGAGCGGGTGCAGATGCTCCACAACTGCTTCTGGTGCGTACCGGAACTGGTTCGCTGCCCACGCGACCGCAGTCCACTCGTTGTCTACGTACCAGTGCCGATATCCGTTATGGCATACCGTTCCGGGACCGTCCCAGCTTGCACCGTGCTCATCGATCCATGATCGACGGATTAACGGATGTGTTGCGTGCATGCCTGCGAGCACGCCACGGTTAAACATGTCGTTGGTGGAGATGAACGCGGATCCGTCATCGTTCGCGAACGCTGCGTCCAGCCATCCGTTGTGGAATTCGACATCGTCACCGATGAAGAACAGCCACGGTTCTATCGTTTCGCGATATCCAAGATTGCATTTGACAGCGAACGTTTTCACGGGTGACGAGTTCACAATGATGTTTGCTTGTACCCGGTTGAGTTCTGCGAGCTCGTCGTCGTCGTCTGCGTCTGCGACGAAATACATTTCTGCGCGACCTCGGTGCCCGGACATGTGGAACGAGTTCAGTAGTTCGACGACACGGTGCGGTCGTCGCATCACAGGGACGATGACAGCGACCTCGTAGCTCATTCTGCTGGCTCCACTGCGCTGATCCGATCTGCAAGCCTCTCATCAAGCCACAGGTGCTTCAGATGGGTTGTTTTGACACCTGAGTGAATGTGCACAGGTATTTCTAATGCGTTCGCTCGCATACAGAACGACAAATCCTCCGAAATCCACTGTTTCGAGGTTTGGTTCATCACAGGTGAGTACCAGCTCGGACCGTAATCTTCTGCGACCCGCTGAAATACCGATTTGTGGATGAGGACGAACGCGGAACCTGTCGCAGCGCACTGGAACAGCTGATCACGTGGATAATCGGGCACCACCGTGTACCCGGACACGACGGTGCCGTCATCAGCTGTGTTCTGCATCCAGTCGAACACGGTTGGTGCAGGCTGCACGATCATCCCTCCGACACCGTCGGTGCCTACCTCCCGCATCATCCAACACAACCCGCCAACGATCGGAGCGGTCTCAGGATCCGCTGATTCCATCAGCCTATCAACAGCGTCCGCTTCGAAACCCATGTCGGTGTCAATCCACATCAACCAGTCAACATGATCCATCGTCAGGAACTGTTTCACGGTGTCGTTGCGTGCTGCGACGATGCCACCTGTCCCATATTTAGTTGCGAGCCAGCCACCGCCGATCACACGCTGCTTATTCGCCACGTCATGCGCGATCAGAGACATCAACGATTGATGCCATGAGTGTGCGACTTCCATGCCATGCACATATGCGATCGCAACCTTCGCTAGTTGACGCGTCGGCAAAGGTTTCGCTTTCTTCTGTCGACCCATCAGTCAACCTTCTTGCGTGGACGACCCGGTCCGCGTTTCACCTCGCCGGGTGCAGCTGTCGCTTGTTCTACCGGTCGTCGACTGGTGCGATCGCCTTCTTCGAGCGCTCGGAACAGATCGGGTCGGTAGAGCACCATCGGATCGTCTGCGTTCCACACGACACCTTGTGTGAGCCGTACACGGTTCCCGTCTGGTCCTGCGGTAACACAGGTCGCTGTAGCAACTACGTGTGCCATAGCGTGTCCTCCTTCGGCAGTGGGTTTCATGTGCGTCGGTTCCGCTGCCACTGCCCGAACAGCGGAACCGACGACTGCATCATAATAACGCATGAGTCATAGAACGTGAAACACCCTCCCAGCCGAAGCCGGGAGGGTGTCCACAAGCGTGTACCGGTTCAACCGGTCACGATCACTGGTTCTGCAGGAGTCGGAACCCGAGATCGTTGACGCTGTCGTACCCGTGGCGTGCGTAGGCAAACCAGCCACGCTGACCGCTGGGACGGTTGTTCCCGGTCGCGAACAGGTGCGGGATGAGCTCCACGCTCATACCGGCACGCTGCGCGACGAGGAAGTTGCTGAAGTCACCCACGACGAGGATGTTCGCAGCACCGGTGGTGCCGGTGAACTCCGGCGCGTAGTCGGTGGTGCGGATCGGACGACCGAACAGGGTGCCGATGCCACCAGCCGACAAGTCGACGGTGTAGTAGGCGCTGTCGGCACCGGCAGCGAACGAGCGAACCTCGTTCTCCACATCGGTGTTCATGATCCACGTCGCGTTGGCGCGGTAACGCTCCGGCAGGCTCTTCCAGACCTTCAACAGGTCGGTGGCGGAGAACGTGCCGTCGGTGGTCACCACCACTTCCACGTTGGTGTTCGCGTCGAGCGCGGTGAAGATGCCGGTGGGCTGCGACGAGCCGGTGCCGTTGATCGTCCCGTTCGCGACGAGATCGATGTAACCCTGATCCAGCAGTCGACGCATCTCAGCTGCGAACGCCGGGTAGTCCTGACCGACTTCGATGCTGTACGGGATGAACCCGCGTGCCGTGTAGACAGGCACGGTGGGCTGCGCCAGCGTCGGGCTGTCGTCCGACACCTCGGTGCCTTCACCGTCGTAGCTCCAGCTGACACCAGCCGACGAAACACCCTTCCACTCGTCAGTCGTGATCGTCACGACCCGAGCGAGATCCAGCACGGGAGCAGCTCCAGCACCAGAGGTAAGGATGATCGACGGATCGATCAGCACCGGGACACCGAAACCGCCAGCGGTGTCGGTGCCACCGCTCATCGCACGGTACTCGTCCAGAGCGCGACCCTCTTCAGCGGTGAACGCCGGAGAAGCCTGCGTGATGCCCTTCATGAACGCGGAGCGGTAGTGCTCCGACTCGGTAAGCACCATGCGCTTCGCGATCTCGCCACCGTCGGTGAGAGCGTTGCGGGTACGGAGCAGGTTGTCCACGTGGTCACCGTTGCGAGCTGCGAGGTGTGAACCGTCGCGGTCAAGGATCGCGAGCGCTGCGTCGCGGAGCTCGGTACGGCTGGCGCGTGCCACATCAATGTCGGTGGCGGTGCGCTGCATGACCTGCGGAGCGTCGATGCCGGAGGCACGCTCCACAACTGCTTCGCGTGCTGCAGCGACACGCTGCTCGCGTGCTTCGATGCTGTCCAGCTCGGCCTTGCGAGCCTCGTGCTCACCGAGCGCAGCGTCGAGCTCGACGTTTTCCTCTTCGGTGATGTCGTCCTTGTCGGACAACTCGATGATGCGGGAGCGCAGCTCTTCGAGCTGGTCCCGCAGTTCGTCCTTCTTCATGTCATTCCTCAATTCCTGCGAGCATCAGTCGTGCCCGCCGTTGTGATCTGGTTGGGAGTGACAGGTGGCTGTCTGCCGGGCTGTCATCTGCTGCAGAGTGACTATCTGTCGGGTCTGCATGTGTTTCGGTTGCTGGTAGTGACTGGATGTCACCACCTGCTGCCAGTATAAGCGCAATTTCTTCACGCACTTCTGCATCCTGCAACGCGTCAAGCGCTGCGCGTGATCGGACACCAACGCTGGTTTGTTCGTAGGCAGGGAACACGACCGGTCCGACCTCGTACAGTTCGACTTGGTTGATGGTGCGTTCTTCGGTGCCGTCGTTTCCACGATCCCACATTTCGTCGATGATGCGGAACCGGAATGACATGCCGGTGATGCCACCGTCACGGATCGCGTCACGTACCGGTTGAACAAGCCAGTTGTCGGATAGTCGTGCTTTGACGCGGAGCCCGTGGTCGTCTTCTGCGATGCTGGTGATCCGACCGAGCGGGATGCTGCCGATCAGCGGGTGTGCGCCGTGGTCAAACTGGAGGATTGGCATCCGCATGCCGAGTGTCCGTTTGAATGCTCCGGGTGCGATCCGTTCACGGTAGACACCGAATTGATCTTCGATTTCTGTCCACTGGTTGAACACGGCACCGTAACCATCAAGCGTGAGTCCGTCGTTGTTTTGTTCGACTGCGAAGTCGATCTGTCGGACGATGTTGTCGGTTGCCCGGACGATGGTGTCCATGTCGGCTCCTCGTTCTTCTTTGATTTCTTCTGCTTTGCGTGCGAACCAGTCGCGTGCCGGATCGGGATCCAGCGGGTTGATTCCCCAAAGATAGTGTGCGACTGCTCCCGGTCCGGGAAAGTCGTCGTTATCTGCGTCACTGTTTTGCGGTGCGTCAAGATCGACCGCGTGTCGTGCTGCCCACGCGTTAGCGCGAATCACTTTGTCCTCGGTGATATCTCCGTTCGCCATTGCGCGTGCTTCACGGATCGTGGAATCTGCGAGCCCGTCACCTCCGAGTCCTTCGGCGCGTAGCTCTAGCCCACGTGCAGCAGCGTCTTGAATGTATTGCGGAAGGTTGAGCTCGACTTGACGTGAGGTCGATATTTCGACTGGTTCCCAACGGTCGCAGTAGTAGTCGCCTCGCACGTATTCGTCCCACAGCTCGCACCATGCCATGTCGCCATCGACGTTTGATTCGTCGTAGTGGATGCAGTTTCCGCATGCGCGTCCTTCCGGCACGTCGTCGCTGAGAGCAGGTCGGTATGCGTCTGGCAGGTCACGTGCTACTCGTTCTCCGCCGGGTTCGATGCCTTCTTCGAGTGACAACGCGATCATCTGGTCGATCGCGTCTTGTTTTGTGACGTGGCATCCCATGATTTCGCCGTCTTGTTTGACAGTTGCCCAGCCGGAGCAGTCCGGGTTGTCATCCTCAATGAAATATGGCATCAGCTTGCAGGCTCCGCAATATAGGTTCCCTGAATGTGGAAATTGTCGGCGGTCGTCAACGTGATCGGTTCGCCTTGTTCAAATGGGAAGTCGTTGAGACGCTGACCCTGCACATCGGTGGTGAACAGCGTCAGAGTTGATGTGCCTTTGTTGGCGTGACCGGAAATGTGGTATTGGCGACCGGTGTTGGTGTCGTGCAAACATCCGCCACGCACCATGATCGCCTCGGCACATGGGAACGGAATGGAAATAAAATACTGTCCAGTGCCGAATGACGTGATGTTGTCAAAATCGACCTGTACCTCAAAG